TACACTAGCAAAACCAGATTCAATGGATTTAAGAGCAATATCCGATATGGATTTAAATCGATATAAAGAATTATCTTCGCCTGAACCATCTGTAGAACAAAGAGCAATGTCAGACGCAGATAAACAAGCTATTCTTGATACGATGACCGCTTCTCCTGTCAGTCCATTAGAACTAATGCCTTTGTATAGTTTTGAAAAAAACTTACGTGGTGCAGCAATGAACTTTATGGGACCGTCAAAGTTTAAAGGTATTTTCAACTTACTACCTAAAAATATAACGAGTCGTGCTATATTAGATGATTATAGAAATGTAGCTCAAGCTATACAAAAACTATCTTCTAAAGAACGTGACGAAGCTATTGACAGTATACTTCCTAGTGTAAAAGAAAATATTGAACTATTATCAAAAACTTATTCAGCAGATGTTTTAAGTAATCCTAATGCTAGCAAACAAGCAGGCAATCTATTAAATAAAAACCTTGAATATGCTCAAGGATTAGTTGAACACTTACAAAAATTAAAAGGCATGAAGACAGGCGGTCTAGCTACCCTACTTTAATATTGAAAAAAGAATTATTAGAACAACTACCTGAGGATGTCCTCAAGGAACATTTAGAACTGACCGAAAGGTTAGCAGAAATAGAACGTGTTGAAACTGCTCAAGGTAATTTTTTAGAGTTTGTTAAAAGTCAATGGCCACAGTTTATAGCTGGTGCACACCATGCTAAAATGGCAGATGCTTTTGACCGTATAGCTCAAGGTAAAATAAAAAGGCTTATTATTAACATGCCACCACGGCACACGAAGAGTGAGTTTGCTTCACATTATTTTCCTGCGTATTTAGTAGGGCGTAACCCAAGTTTAAAAATACTACAAGCTACTCACACCGCAGACTTAGCAGTTAAGTTTGGTAGAAAAATTAGGGACTTAATGTTAACGGAAGATTTTCAAAAAATATTCCCCGACGTACTTATTAACCCAGATTCAAAAGCAGCAGGTAAATGGGAAACTCAAGATAAACGTGACCCAAAACGAAAGGGCGAGTACTATGCTGCTGGTGTAGGTGGTGCGTTAGCGGGACGTGGTGCGGACTTATTTATTATTGATGACCCTCACTCAGAACAAGACGCATTAAACCCTAAGTCTATGGAAGATACGTACGAGTGGTACACTTCTGGTCCAAGGCAAAGGTTACAGCCAGGAGGTGCCATTGTTATAGTTATGACACGTTGGAACGTTAACGATTTAACAGGTAGACTTTTAAAAGATATGGCTCGTGATCCTAAAGCAGATCAATGGGAACTTATTGAGCTTCCTGCTATATTGCCTAGTGGTGACCCACTATGGCCAGAGTATTGGTCAAAAGAAGAACTAGAAAGTGTACAAGCTACGTTAAGGGGTGGTCCTAAATGGCACGCTCAATACATGCAGAACCCTAGTTCAGAAGAAGGTGCTTTATTAAAACGTGAATGGTGGCAAGAGTGGACTAATGAAAAACCGCCACGTTGTGAATATTTAATACAAAGTTATGATACTGCATTTTTAAAACGTGAAATGGCAGACTATTCAGCTATTACTACTTGGGGAGTATTTTACCCAGAAGGTAGTCTAGGTGAAAATTACTATGACGGTACAGCTCCACATATTATTTTATTAGACGCTATAAAAGGTAGGTACAGTTTTCCTGAACTAAAAGCTATAGCCTTAGAACAATATCACGAATGGCAACCTGACGTAACTATTATAGAAGGTAAAGCAAGTGGTATGCCCCTAACACAAGAATTACGAAATATAGGTATACCTGTACAAAACTTTACTCCAAGCAAAGGCAATGATAAAGTAGCTAGAGTAAACGCAAGTGCACCTTTGTTTGAGTCGGGGATGGTTTGGGCACCTGATACTAAATGGGCACACGACGTTATAGAAGAATGTGCGATGTTTCCTGCTGGTGATCATGATGACTTAGTCGACTCAACCACACAAGCACTACTACGTTTTAGGCAAGGTGGATTTGTAAAACTACCCAGTGACTATGAAGACGAAGAGCTATATCCTAGAAGAAAAATAAGTTATTATTAACGCATGGCTATAGAAAGACAAAATCTCCAAGAAGGTGGCTTACCTCAGGAATTATTAAATCCAGTACAAGAAACGCTAGAAATTGAGCTTCCTGAAGAAATGAATATTCAGGGTGAAATGACTAACGCTTTTGAAGTAGGTCAGGACGGTAATTTAATCCCTCTTTTTGAAGAGGAAGAAATAGTAGTTACCGAACACCAAGTGAATTTAGCAGAAGTTATTGACCCTTCATCTTTACAAACTTTAGCCAGTGAATTAGTTGACGCTTTTGAGCAAGATAAAGATTCACGTAAAGACTGGCTTGATGTATTCACTAAAGGTTTAGACCTACTAGGGATAAAAACTGAGGAGAGGGAAGAACCTTTTCCTGGAGCTACAGGTGTACATCACCCACTATTGAGTGAGTCAGTAACACAATTTCAGGCTCAAGCCTATAAAGAATTATTGCCTAGTGGCGGTCCAGTAAAAACACGTGTCATGGGCAACGAAAGTCCAGAGGCAATGAGTCAAAGTCAACGTGTAAAAGAATTTATGAATTATCAAATTACTGAAGTCATGCAAGAATATGACCCAGAAATGGATAGTTTATTGTTTTATTTACCGTTAGCTGGTAGTGCATTCAAAAAAGTTTATTACGATAACCTTTTAGGTAGGGCTACCAGTAGGTTAGTTAAAGCTGAAGATTTAGTAGTAGCTTATGAAACTACAGATTTAGAAACTAGCCCACGTTTTACTCACGTTATCAGTATGACAGGTAACGATTTAAAAAAATTACAAATGAATGGTACGTACCGAGACGTACAAATAGGCGAAGCAGGGGTAGATTTAGAATATAACGAAGCAAAAGAAAAAATTGATGAGCTGCAAGGCATTCAACCACCTTTAGCAGACTATAATGAGTACTCAGTTTTAGAGTTACACGTCAATTTAGAGCTTCCAGACATAGATAATTACGGTTTTGCGGTGCCATACATCGTAACTATCCTAGAAGATAGCGATGAAATACTCTCAATACGACGTAATTGGGAGCAAGGCGACGAATTATTCCGTAAAAAAGAGTATTTTGTACACTATAAGTTCCTTCCAGGGCTTGGATTTTACGGTTTTGGCTTAATTCACATGATTGGAGGGCTTACTAAGTCCGCTACATCAATTTTACGTCAGTTAATTGACGCTGGAACACTAAGTAACTTACCTGCTGGCTTTAAAGCACGTGGTATGAGAGTACAAGGTGAAGATGAACCCTTACGTCCTGGTGAATTTAGGGATGTTGACGTTCCAGGAGGCACAATTCGTGATGCATTGATGCCTTTACCCTATAAAGAGCCTAGTAGCGTATTAACTCAGCTATTAGGAGTCATAATTGACTCAGGTAGACGTTTTGCTAGTATTGCAGACATGCAAGTAGGCGATATTGGTAGTCAACAACTACCTGTAGGCACTACTGTAGCTATGTTAGAGCGTGGTACTAAGGTTATGTCGGCTATTCATAAACGTTTACACTTTGCTCAAAAGAAAGAGTTTAGGTTATTAGCTGGTATTTTTTCTCGTAGCCTACCCCCTGTTTATCCTTATGATGTTCCAGGAGCAAGTAGAGAAATAAAAGCTACAGACTTTGACAATAGAGTAGATATTATTCCCGTTAGTGACCCTAATATCTTTAGCATGGCTCAAAGGGTAATGTTAGCTCAACAAGAACTACAAATGGCACAGGCAGCACCGCAAATACATGATTTACGAGAAGCCTATAAGCGTATGTACGAAGCACTAGAAGTAAAAGACATAGACGGCATACTTCCGCCTGTACAAGAAATACCGCCTCGTGACCCAATCAGCGAACAACAAGCATCCATGACAGGACAGCCTATTAAAGCGTTTGAGTTCCAGAACCACGATGCCTATATTGCTGCTCATAGTTCTTTCTTACAGAATCCTATGGTAGCTCAAAATCAAACAGCACAAATGGCTATTAGTGCAAACATACAAGAGCACCAAGCTATGTTGTATAAACTACAAATAGAGCAAGTACTAGGGCAACAACTACCAGAACTTGGCAGTGAAATACCGCCAGAAGTGATGAATGAATTAGCTCTACTTGCAGCTCAGGCTACTCAAGTAGTGACTGGTCAAGCTCAGGCTATGGCTCAAGCACAGCAAAACGCACAGATGAATCCTATAGTAGAATTAAAACAACAAGAAATAGCACAAAAAGCACAGTCTGATGCCTTAAAATCTCAAGTAGATTTAGCTAAAATAGAATCAAATGAAGCTATCGCAGAAATGAAGATAGCTCAAGATAGGGAGGAAGCTCTTATGAAAGAAAAAGAGAGCATCCGTAAAACTTACGCTGAGTTACTAAGAGATGTTAGAAACTCAGACAACCAAAATAGAGGAATTTAAAATGCCAAGAGCAAAAAATAGAGGTAAAGCTAGTTCATCATTTGTAGCTGGTAATGCCAACCGTAGACGTATTGACGCTGAGTCAGTTAAGGGCAGAGCTAAAAAACGTGGCGGTGGTGCAATGGGAAGAGTCAAGTTAGAAAAAGGCGGTACAGGAAAAGACCAAAGAGTAGTTTCTGACAAAGATATGAAGACATTTATGGAAATGAATGAATCAATAAAGAAAACCAAAAAACCTGCTAAAGGAACAGCCAAAATGAAAACTGGCGGTAAAGCTAAACAAAGGAAATAATTATGAAAAAGGTAAACGTAAAAGGTCCTAATAGAATTAACTTAGCTGACGGTCCAGTACGAGTAAAAGATATTTTATTCAAAAAAGTATTTGGTCAAGGGAAAGTTAAAACTCAGGGTACAGGTAAAGCAACTCAAGGCACAAGACACAACGCTAGTTGGAGTGGGAAAGAGTAGTCATGGCTAAGAAACCAGGACTATGGGCTAACATCCATGCTAAACGTGAGCGTATAAAAAAAGGCTCAGGTGAACGTATGCGTAAAAAAGGTGAAAAAGGTGCACCTACCCAAGCTCAAATAAAAGCAGCACAAGGTAAAAAAGATGGCGGTTTAATTGGCGGTCAAACTGAACTAGATAAAAACAAAGACGGTAAAATATCTGGTGAAGATTTTAAAATGATGAGTAGAGGTGGCGGTAGCGACACAGTTATGTGTAAAGGTAACGGTATAGCTTCTAAAAACAAAGTAACTAAACTAAGTTAATGGCAGAAAAGTCCTCAATATCAAGAGTCGGTAAAACAGAACCTTTTGAGTTACAAGTAGCTCGTCAGCAAATAACTTACCATAAAACCAATTTTAAATTTGGCTTTAATCCATTAATTGTTGATTCCTTAGAAACCGTTTGGGCGCAAGGCGGTTTATATACCTATCTATCTTCTGCTTCCACTCTTTATATATCAAGTTCATCAACAAATGATGATGTAACTGGTACTGGCGCAAGAACTGCAAAAGTTTCAGGTCTTGATGCTAACTATAATGAAGTATCAGTTACTGTTGACTTAGACGGACAAACTGGCGTACAACTCGGTG